TCAGTCAGATCAAAGAAGGCGGAATCAGCGGCGTGCTGGGCGGCATTGGCTCCATTGCAATGAGCATGGGCAGCCTTCTGGGCGGCTTTGGTGGTCTTGGCATCTTCGGAGGCGGTGGGACACCAGGGGGGAGCGGAATGCCTTGGAACTTCAACAGCCCGATTAAGTTCTTTGCCAATGGCGGCGTGGTCAATGGTCCCACGCTTGGGATGGTGGGAGAAGGCCGCTACAGCGAGGCCATCGTTCCCCTGCCAGATGGTCGTTCCATTCCAGTGAAGATGAGCGACCAATCTGCGTCCCTGCGTGATGCCATGAACACCATGAGCCCGCTCACTGCCATGGCTCCCATCCTCTCGATGAAGTTTGAAACCACCAACATTGGCGGCGTAGAATACGTCAGTCGGGATCAGTTGGAGGCGGCCATGGCAACCACTCGTCGTCAAGCCGCTAAGGACGGGGCTATGCGTGGCATGAACATGACGCTCGACAAGATTCAACAAAGCCCTGCAACCAGGGGTCGTCTTGGTATGAGGAGGGGTTGATGGCACAGTCTGACACCGCTACATTCCCTTCCATCGTCCCCACTGGGCGAGAGTTTACGCTGGGCACATTCCCGACTAAAACTTACAGGGCACTATCTGGCGCCACTGTAAAGCGGAGCTTTGGCAACAAGCCTCACAGTTACAAGCTGGCACTCACCTATCAAAACCTGCGAGATCCTGACACCATCGAACTGCTCAGGCACTACGACAACACTGGAGGCGGCTTCGCTCGCTTCAAGCTGCCCAATGGCATCTTTGCAGGCATGGCAGATAACTTGCAGAGCTTCATTCAAGAGCCCTACAACATTCAGTGGGAGTACACTGGTCCGCCAATTGTGCAGTCTGTCTACAGGGGGATTAGCAATGTCACCATTGAACTGCAAGGTGAGATAACTCTGTGACCATTCGCATTTGTCAGTTCTTGGATTATGCCAGTGCTGATGGCACTCAGCTTCAGCAGTTGCAGAACTACTTTGTCGGGCAAAATAAAACCTTCAATGGCAACAACTACGCCTTTGCTCCGTTCCAGGCGGACGGGGCATTAGCAAGTCTCAATGGCGAGAATCAGCAGTTTCGACTGTTGTTTCCTGCAGAAGAAATCATTGTGCGAATGGTGGAAGCAGCAGACGGAAATCGCTTGGCAACGCTAGAGCTGACTACTGTCTGGCTAACGGCTTCAGAACAGCTAGTACCTGGCTTTACTGACTATTACATTGGCATTGGCGCTAGTTACAGCGACGAGACGGTTGAACTACGTTTCAGGAGCGCAATGGACAGCGTGGGTGCATCGTTTCCAGCCCGCACCTTGACCGTTGATAATGCAGGCATCCTTCCGCTCAATGCTGAACTCTATCTGCAATGACGAACGACTTGATTGGTCTTACAAGGGCATGGGCGGCAGCGCCTGGTGATGGCAGCGGCACTGTTGATTGCTGTTTGTTGGCAGCAGAAGTTCATAAGCGATTGGGCTATTACGACTATGCGCCTGACTTTGCATGGGTGTTTGAGAAGTACACTGATGATTCCCTGCCATCGTGGTTCATGGCTAGGTGGCTGCTCAAGAATGGTACGCGCCTAGATGGGCCAGAGCCTCACGCCGTTGTGCTTATGGAGGGAGACAATGGAGGGGCTATGGGAACAGTGATGGATGATGGGCGCATCCTTCACATTCACAAGAGAAATGGCGTGGTGATTGCCGCGTTACCGCCTAACGCTGGGCACTATTTTAGACTGCACAAATGAAGCGTCCACTACTGCCTTACGAGCATCAGTTGGTAGAGGCGCTTGGCGTCACGAAGGAAGAGTACCTCGACTTCTTGATGGCGACAAGGGATTTTGAGCAGTCGCCAGAACAGAAGTTAGAGCAGCCTCAAAATACTGTTGCAGTGGCAGCATTGGTTCTTACCATTGTTGGCATGATCTTCCAGGTGGCGGCAGCGTTGCTTGCGCCCAAGCCGGAAGAGCAGAACCAGCGCCGCGCTAGGGAGCAACGCTTCAGCCCTCGCTATGGCTTCAACTCCTCTCAGGAACTGGCGCAGTATGGACAGCCCGTCAATCTTGTCTACTGCTCCAAGGCCAATCCTCGTGGATCGGTGCGGGTTGCAACGTCTCTGGTGTGGTCTGCCGTTGACAGCTATGGCAGCAGTCAGTTCATGCAACTGCTCCTGCTGGTCGGCGCTGCGAAGGTAAAGACTATTGACTTCGACAGGGTGGCCTTTGGCCAGCTTCCTCTTGGACAGTTCAGCGGAGCAAACACTTGGCTCTATTACAACGAAGATGGTCGCGTTGTTTACAACGACAAGGTGTTGGGCGATGGCAAAGATCCAACAAGGGACGGCTCACCATCTTCGGCTGATGTGTGTCAACTGCGCGATGGCGATAAGCGACTGAGTGGCTACAGCCAGGCTTTCACTCCCAGCAGCCTCACCACCATTGGTATTTACGATCCCATTCCAGTGAATGTGGACATTCAGGAGCGTCGCACTTCTGGCACTCCTGACTGGGCTTCTCTGGGCATCAGGATCAAAGGCGAGAGCTGGCAGTCTGGCGGAGACGTGCGTTACAAGAAGGGCGATACGCTCACGATTGTCTTTGAGAAGGCATTTAAGCGTCAAGACAAAGTGGCACAAGAGGCCGCCAAGAACTTGCGCTATCAAATGGTGTCGTCCCTGGATCAGGCTGCTGTCTACATGCTGGGCAGTGCCAAGTTCAAGCTCGTTTCCGTCACAGATGAAACCAACCTCGACAAGAACGAGGTGGAGGCTAAGTTTGAATGCGTGGAGGCTGGGAGGCGGCCTTCTGCGCCTTATGACGAGACGAAGGCAAAGTCGTGGGACGATGATGACCGACTGAAGCTGGAGACCGCCAGGGACGTTCTGAAGGCGCCTGCGACGGACGCTCAAGCCACTGGCCCCTCCATCGCAGACGATGCCCCTAAGTCGGCAGCAGTGCCCGATGCGCTGCGGCGTATCACGGACAACGGCTACTACGGCAATACCACTGAACAAACTGGCGACGTTTCCTTCAACTTTCTTGGCAAGAAGTATTCATTCACTGGCGCGGAGACGATTAAGTGGACGGATGAGCTGGACAAAAAGCAAAGCTATGTGGTTACACGCAGTGGCTCCATTGCAAGTTCACGCAAAGAACTGGATCGTTTCCTGGCAGAGAAGCCGCGCCTATCTGTTGCTGCATTGCGCAAAGAGCTTGATGACGACCTGGAGAAGGTGAGGCAGCTTCGTGATGATGTGCTGGCTGGTGACTATGACAAAGACTTGCGGAAGGAAGCGAAAAAGAACGAGGCGGTACAGGCAGTCAAGCAAGACATTGAACGCCTCAAGGAGGAGCTTGAAAGGCGCATTGTGCAAGTGTATAAACTCAATCCCAAGACTGTCACAATCAGTGGCAACAAGGTGCTCACGGACGGCACCAAGTTAGACGTCAGTGGCAAGAAGATTGCAGAGCTTGAGAAGCAGATTGAACGCAGAAGAGAGGAGAAGGACGATCTTCTGAGCGACAACATTGCCGCTCGACGCAAGGCTTATTCTCAGTTCCTCCGCAGAACCACTGGCTCCTTTGTGGGCCTCGACGGCAATCGCTATGGCACTGGCGGGATTGTCGCCATCAAGCGACGCATTGCCGACCTGAAAGGAGAATCCACTAGCGATGCTATTGGCGTAGATGCAGTTAAGGGCTACATGCTCTCTCTCATTCAAGAGAAAGAAGAAGCCCTGAACTTCCTTGATTATGGACTGAAGAACTGGGAGGACTTGCAAGGCGCTGCTGATGACAACTTCTATACGAAGTGCTTGGTCAAGGCGGATTCTGCGGCCTATCAAACCATCACGGCTTGTGACTATGTGAAGTTCTCGCTTCGCTGCAAGCTGTTCCGTCGCATCCAAGGAAGGCAGAAGAAGTACGGAGAGAAGGACGCGCCTGAAGGCTACAAGATGAGTGACAACGGCATCCAAGGGCGCATTGGCTTCTTCAAGGTGTCCTATAGGGTTACTGGAGAGAGCAACTACACTTCTATTCCCATCGTCTTCGCCGTAAGACGCGCAGCGGATCAAGACAGTTTCGTTGGTCTTGACTTCAAGGCTCCATCTAAAAGCAAGTGGGAGTTCAAGGTTGAACCCATTGGTGACATTGGTGCAGAGACACTTGACAACGGGCAGCAACAGTTTGCCTTCATTGAGAACAGTGGCAAGCGATCAAGCTATGCCCTTGGCGATAGTGGTCGAATCAAGTGGACCGGCAGCCTGGTAGATGCTGGGCTGTTGAACAAAGGCGCCCTGGAAGAGCGTGGTCCCATCTACACGAATGAATGGGACTTGTTCTCTGTTCGCTCTGATACCAGCACGCAGTTCAGCTTTGAAGGTGGCCCTGAGTTCAAGATTACGGCAGTCACAGAACAGCAGGAAGGAAGCGTTGGCGGTAAGTATGACAGCATGAGCATGATGGCTCTTGGCGTCTATTCAGGGAAGGGTGTTCAGGACTTGCGTTCGATCACTGCCTTTGTGAAGGAAGGCAAGGAAAGCTGGGTGGTGAACGAAGCCAGCGGTGCGAGAACACTGAGCAGTGAGAGCACCAGCTACGCGCCTGACATCTTCACCGATACGGTGCTCGATGTGGAGAATGGCATCGGCAAGTATGCCAAGCCTGAAGGTATCAACTGGGACATGCTCGCGCTGTCTAAGCGGTTTTGCAAGAACAATGGACTGGGCTGTCAATTGTTCATGGACGGCGTGATTGCCGACCTGTCATCTTGGCGGCAGTTCTGGGCCGAGGCGGCTC